CTAACTTCACCATCACCAACAGTGCGCCAGATCAAACCGTATCGCTCACGGGCGCGGGTACTACGAGCATTAGTGGGACGTATCCGAGCTTTACGGTTACGTCGAATGACCAGTACACCGGCACCGTTACTTCAGTAGGCGGCACAGGCACCGTCAACGGCATTAGCCTGTCGGGCACCGTCACTTCCAGCGGAAACCTGACACTGGGTGGCACACTTTCGGGTGTTGACCTCACAACCCAGGTGACCGGCACGCTGCCGATTGCCAATGGTGGCACGGGCCAGACGACGGCCAACACGGCCTTCAACGCCCTAGCCCCGAGTCAGACTTCGCAGTCGGGTAAGTACCTGACGACGGACGGAACGAACGCCTCCTGGGCGACGGTCAATGCGGGGGCCTCGCTGTCCAACGACACGGCGACCAGCACGAACCTGTACCCGCTCTTTGCGGCTGCAACTTCGGGCACTCCGACGACGCTGTACACGAGCAACGCCAAGTTGCTGTACAAGCCGAGCACGGGGGATATGCAGTCCAGCGCGGTCACGGCCAGTAACGGAATTTTCGTCAACTCTGCAACAGTGACGGCATCTTATACCGTTGCTTCGGGCAACAACGCTTCCAGCGCTGGGCCTCTTCTTGTAGACTCTGGTGTGACAGTGACGGTGGCCTCTGGCGGTCGCTGGGCCATCGTCTAAGGGATACACATGAGCCGTATAGCACTTAACGGAAACGCGTCGGGCACCGGCACGGTGACCATTGCCTCGCCCAACACGAATTCCGACCGGACTGTGACGCTGCCGGATGCTACCGGCACGCTGGTGTTGAGTGGTGATGTTGCATCGTTTTCTACAGTGTCTGCTGGCAGTTTCACTGCCACTGGAACTGGGGCTGACACGATTCCTGCGGGAACGACCGCCCAGCGCCCCGGCTCTCCGACTGTGGGGATGATTCGGGCTAACACATCTACGGGGTACGTTGAAACGTACAACGGTTCCGCATGGGTTGCGATTGGCGATCAATCAGCGTTTTATTCGGCGGACTATCTGGTTGTTGCCGGTGGCGGAGCCGGGACTAGCGACCGTGGCGGCGGCGGAGGGGCTGGAGGCTATTTAGCGGGAACTGCAACGCTGTCTGTTGGCACCACCTATACCATTGTTGTTGGTGCAGGCGGTACGGCAAACGCAGGTTCTGGATCAAACTCATCGATTAGCGGCATATCAATTACTGCAATTGGTGGCGGTGGTGGTGGCGCTCCTCCTAGCAGTGGTGGTTCTGGTGGTGGCGGAAAAGCTCCGGGCGGCTATGGTGGAGCGGCTGGCACTGTGGGCCAAGGCAACGCAGGTGGCTCAGGCACTAACGGCGGCTCTACATCCAACGCTGGTGGCGGCGGAGGCGGCGCAAGTGCTACTGGCGGAAACGGTAGCGGCAACACTGGCGGCGCGGGCGGCGCGGGCACAGCCTCTTCTATCTCGGGTTCTTCCGTTACTTACGCTGGTGGCGGCGGAGGTGGCTACGATTTGAGGGCGGGCGGTAGCTCCGGCGCGGGTGGGGCAGGTGGTGGTGGCGCAGGCGGTAGCCCGGGAACTGCTGGAACTGCAAACCGTGGTGGTGGTGGCGGAGGTGGCAACGGGGGCACCCCTGTCTATGATGGGGGAAATGGTGGTTCAGGCGTTGTAATCCTGTCGGTCGCTACGTCTCGGTATTCTGGAACCACTACAGGGTCGCCAACCGTGACGACATCTGGCTCCAACACCATTCTCACTTTCACCGCTTCTGGGTCGTACACAGCATGAGCCACTTTGCCAAAGTCTCCAATGGCATCGTCACGCAAGTGATTGTTGCTGAGCCTGAATTCTTCAACACCTTCGTGGATTCGTCCCCGGGTGAGTGGATTCAGACAAGCTACAACACCTATGGGGGTCAGCACCCAGAAGGCCGTCCATTACGCAAGAACTTTGCGGGCATCGGCTTTACCTACGACCGGATGAAGGACGCATTCATCCCTCCTCAACCGGATCCTTCGTGGGTGCTGGATGAAGAAACTTGCTTGTGGAACAAGCCTTCCGAGGAATCCCAATGAGCACGATCAACTCCAAGAACGTACAGGTCGGCACTTCGGGTACAGCGGCCCAGAACTTCACCCTGTACCAGCCTGCCACACCGGACGGCACTGTTCGCCTGGGCGTTGGTAACAGCGGGGCTACCACGAGCGATGTGGTGACGGTCAATAGCTCTGGCGTGACGGTGACTGGCGTTGTAGCTGTCCCCGCCGGCTCTGCCGCTGCCCCCAGCATCTCCCCAACGGGTGATACCAACACCGGGGTGTTCTTTCCCTCTGCTGACACTATTGCGTTCGCTGAAGGCGGTGTTGAAGTGGGCCGGTTTGATTCTTCGGCTAACTTCCAGTTCAACTCCGGTTATGGCTCTTCTGCTACCGCTTACGGTTGTCGTGCATGGGTAAACTTTAACGGTACGGGCACAGTTGCCATTCGCGCGTCTGGTAACGTGTCGAGCATCACCGACAACGGCACGGGTGATTACACCGTCAACCTTACGACGGCGATGTCGGACGCGAATTATGCGGCGCAAGTATGCGCCATGAATAACGCGTCAAATAACTTTATTAGCAGCGTATATCAAAACTCTGCTTTGGTTGGGTCAGTAAGAATGTATGTAGGTACTACGGCTAGCCTAACTGACTCAGCAGCAGTCTACGTCGCAATCTTTCGCTAACCCAAAGGAGCTTTTATGAACCAAAGAATCATTTACCCAACCGACGACGGCGTTGCCATCATTGTCCCCGCCCCCGAGTGCGGCCTGACGATTGAAGAGATCGCGGCCAAAGACGTTCCGGCGGGTAAACCCTACCAGATCGTGGATGTCGCTGACATTCCGTCTGACAGAACTTTCCGTGCAGCATGGGAGTATGCATAAATGATCACCATCAACATCACCAAAGCAAAATCCATCGGCCACGACATGCGTCGTGCTGCTCGGGCGCAAGAGTTTGCACCCTATGACGAGGCTATCGCCAAGCAGATCCCCGGTCAGGCAGACGGCGCTGAAGCCGCTCGCCAAGCCATCCGCGAGAAGTACGCCGCCATCCAGACCGCGATTGATGCGGCGGCTACCCCGGATGAGATCAAAGCTGCCCTGGAGTAAGCCATGAGCGTCGAAGTCGTCAAAGTCGCCACCACCGCCCAGTACGGAGGCAGCGCCAGCGCCGTTTATTTCGGCTTGACGGCTAACGAAATCGCGGCTTTTGGCGGCTTGATCATTGCCATCATCGGTTTGATCGTGAACATCTGGTACAAACACCAGCACCTAAAACTGGCGAAAAAGGAAAAGGATGATGCTTGACTTCATACTTGGCTTTGCCGTCGCTGCTTTGCTGGTCGGATCGCTGATCGGGCTGATCAAGCTCGGCATCTGGGTGCTTATGTGATAGATCCAATAACTGCATTCGCTACCGCCCAGGCTGCTGTCGCAGGCATCCAAAAGGCAATCAAACTCGGCAAAGACATCCAGGGTCTTGTCGGTGAGTTTGGCCGCTTTTTTGACGCCAAAGACGCTGTCCAGAAGGCCGCTAACGATGCCGGTAAGAAGGGCCAGTCAGATACGGGCAAGGCGATGGAAATCGTCATGCAGGCCAATCAGTTGCGTGAGATGGAAGAGCAGCTCAAGCATCAATTGGTGTATGGCGGGTACCCTGAGTTATGGGAGCAGATGCTCATCGAGCGAGCCAAGATTCGCCAAGCCAGGGAAAAAGCGGAACGCGAATCCAAAATTGCAAGGAAGAAGCTGGTCGCCCAGCGCCTTTTGGCCGCTCAAATTATCGGCGGCGCCATCGCTGTCATCATCATTGGCGTCATCATCATCTTTATCATCCGACAGGCAATGGCATGACCCCTGAGCTTCAGAAATATTACGAAGAACGATTTAGCATGTTTTCCCAGCAAGGTTGGATCGACCTGATGGAAGATGTTGACAAGATGCTGGAATCGCTAAACAATATTTCTACGATTGAGGACGGCAACGCCTTACAATTTCGCAAGGGCGAATTGTCAATCCTTCTGTGGCTGAGAAATCTCAAACAGATCAGCGAACGAGCATACGAGGACTTGCGTGCCGAAACGAATTTATGAATTCGCCTGCGAATGCGGGCAACGAATTGAACGTCTGACCGATTATGAGTCGGTCAATGTTCAGTGCGCGTGTGGCAAAAATGCAACACGCATCATGAGCGCTCCAGCGTTCAAACTCGAAGGGTGGTCTGGCCACTTTCCGTCCTCTCACGGGCGGTTTGAGCGGATCCACATGGAGAAGTTGAACGCAGAGCGCAAAGCCAACTCACAAGCATGAGCGCCGAGTTGAATCTCCTACAACCAGATTGGCAGGAACCACTTATGTTGATTGACGAAGAACAGAACCAGCCCAGCGAAATCGAAGCCGAGGAATCCAAGGCCCCAGAACTCCCGGAGAAATACCGGACAAAGAGTCTGGAAGAGGTCATTCGCATGCACCAAGAGGCTGAAAAGCTGATTGGCAAACAAGCCCAGGAAGTGGGCGAGGTGCGAAAACTCGCAGATGAGCTGCTCAAGCAGAGTCTCAGTTCTAAGCAACAACCTAAGGAAGAGATCGAACCTGAGGTAGATTTCTTTGAGGATCCAAAGAAAGCTGTTCTAAAGACCGTAGAGAAGCACCCTGATGTTCTGGCAGCACGGCAAGCCGCCGCTGACTTTCGCAGGATGCAGACTCAGCAAAAGCTCTCGCAAGAGCACCCCGA